AAGCCACCAACAATGGCACCAATACCAAGAACAACCGGACCTATGGCCGCGATCCCAGCACCCAGCCCAGCAAGCAGACCACCACCGCCAGCAGCGGCACCGGCAGCGGCTCCGCCACCGGTCAAAATACTGATCGCTCCGCCTAAAGTCTTTACCGTCGTAATAAAACTCCCGATAGCAGTAACGACATTTATAACACCGGAAACAGCCGTACCAATAGCCAACAGAGCGGCACCGGTTTTCGTGAGCTGTACAACTGCTTCAGGATTATTTTTGATCCATTCAGTCGCTTTCTCGATCAGCGGTTTTGCCTGTTCCAGCAATTCCCGGACAATAGGAAGCAGAGCTGTCCCGGCTTCGATAGCAAGTGCGGACAGATCATTTTTCAGCATCTGCAACTGTGACGCGACATCGGCATTTCGCTTTTCTACTTCATTCGTAAGAGCTTCATTTTTTTCCCATGCTTTATTTGCCATAACTACAGAATCTTGAACAAGATCAGCTGCCCCAGCAAGACGCTGCAACAAATCAATATCTCGTGTATTTTGGATTTCAAGCCGCTTTAGTACATCAAGCTGTTTTTCTGGTTCCAGTTGCTTAAGACCATATAGAATGCTATTAAATGCTTCATATGAATTATTTTTCCAAACCAGCGCGAACTGTTCAGCGGACATGCCGGATAGTTCAGCGTACGTATTGAGCTTCGTAATACCTTTAACATAATCATCACGAGCTGCTTTGAAATCTTTAGTAGTATAGCCAAACTTTTTTGCATATTCATCAAGAGCCTTTCCAGACAAACTGAAAGATTCAGTGAACATTTTTACTTGTTCGGTTGACGTATTAGACATTGTTGCAACAGCGGCTGTTATATCCATCGTTATACGCTGCATAGACGATCCAGACGCTGCTGCATCAAGTCCAACAGAAGACAGAGCGGCAGAAACGCCAAGAATCGTTCCTTCGCTCCATCCACATTGCTTAGCAAGATTGGCTAATTCTGTGGCCATATTCATAATAGAACGTTCATCAGTTGCAGTGTTATTGCCCAGTTCAACAAGAGCAGACGACAGATTTGGAAATTCAGTTTGAGCCATTCCAGTGACATTGGCAAACTGAGCAAACGCGACAGCTGCTTCTTGTGATGCGATATTTGTAGCTGAGCCAATTCCAAGCATAGATTCTGCAAATATGTCAAGATTCTCGTTCTGGATCCCAAGCTGCCCGGCTGCTTCATATACTCCTGCAATCTCTTCAGCAGTAACAGGCAGCTTTGTAGATAATTCAAGGATATTATTACGAATATTTTCAAAGAACGCATCGGCTTCGGCTTGCGTCCCTTCAAAGTTGATGGTCTTTTTTACTCCAGTAAAAGCAGATTCAAAATCGGTTGCTGCTTTTACGGTTATACCAGCCATACCGACAATGGCACCGCCAGTTACAGTCGCAACCTTCGCCACGGAATTAAGGGATTCTCCCAGCTTAGACCACGCATTGTCTTTTGTAACAGCTCCCAATTTTTGCGTAGCGGTATCAATACCTGCATTGAAATTTTTAGCATCCAATGCCAGTTTTGCAGTTAAAGTCGCGATATCTACATTCGTTGCCATTGCTATAAATCCTCAAATTCGTTAAGTTCGAATAATTCCGATGCGTCCTTTTCCTTTTCACCAAACAGCAGGAATTTTTTTGTCTTTATCGCAGGTTTTCCTTTTTTTAGCCTGGAATTTACATAAAGCGATTTCCAGTGAGCCCACTCTTCATCGATCGCAAGTGTTCCAAAAGGTTCGAGCTGATAATACGCGATCCATTCTGTGAACTGCTGTGCTGTGATTTCTCTCAGCATTGCATCGACATTCGCATAACCTAATTCAAGAGCTAACCGGAGGGCGAATCTGCGCCTCCGGTTTGAGATCAGTTTTTTCGAGCGGCTTCTATCCCATCCCCGCTGTTATCTCCGGTAAGTTCAATGATCTTTTTTGCAATGCGATCCAGCACCGTAAAAGACTTTTTACGCAGCTGTTCTTTATCTCCACTGTCGAAGATCGGTTCACCATTTTCATCAACACATGCCATAATACAGAGGATCACGTCGAAGTCTTCAGACTTCCCATCGTTATACCTCTTGGCCGCAAAACTTTGTTCCGCAGCTGTCAGACCACGGACACGTACATCCCCGCCCCATTCAGGACACGGCACAATGGCGTACTGAAAATCTTCAGCAGACAAAACAGACTGTTTTCCCAAAAGCGCCATGAATCACCTCACAGACTTTCGATTTCTTCGGTGATTTCACCGGCGAAAGCCAGATCAACATGAAGCTGTACAGGTTCCGGACTTTCCGCATCAGCTTCGTTGTAAGTCATACCGACAACATAAGCCGGAAAAGATTCCGTCAAACCGTCCGGGTGGCAGATCTGAAAATCGCCTGCTTCACCACTCTTATACAAAGCATAAAGAGCCTGCTGCGTGGGATCAGACCGCATGGAGCGCATATCAAAACCATAATCGCCCGGATCTTCCAGCCCGGAAGGAATGAACTGACGCTGATTTCCTTCCTGGTCGTGGTGCGTAACTTCCAGTTTTTCCTGCGACTTTTCAATCGCGGGAACGATATAAACGCCCTTGATTTTGGTATAAGCACTGCCGACCTTAATCTTCAGCGTGGTTCCGAAATTACTAATAAACTTGTTCATTTTTTCACCTCTTTGCCGCCTTTTTTGACGGTTTTCTCTTCTTTTTGCACATTTTTCACGGATTTTTGTACATTTTCCGTTACTTCTGCTTTCGGCTGCTCTTCAGCTTCCACAATAACAAAATGCTTTCGGAAACGCTGATGCGCTTCCAGAGCTTTCGGAAAGTGCGTGCAGTAATCACAGCACGGACACTTGTAGATCACTTTTTCCGTCATTTATCCTCTCTTATCAAAACGTAATCAGTCCCGATAATTTCTATACTAAACGGGCACTTTCGCGCCACTCCGACATAATTCAAATAATAAAGATCATTGTCTTTTTCAATCGCCAACGGTCCAGACCATAGCAATTTATAAGTGTCTCCATCGGCTGCAACACCAACGAAAACATCTTCCACTGGATCATCGGGATAATCAGGATAATCAGGATCTGGCTGTTCATCGTCCACTTCTACCAATCCACCGAAACGAATCAGCTTATGATGAAAGTCAATGCCCATATCGTATATGTCCCGGACTTCCTGCGCGACTACAGTAAAGCAGACATTCTGCACGTTTATCCTCTGCGCGTCCACTGCATCCAGCAGGGAACCGCCCAGCCTCGAAACATCTTCCAGCGTGCCCCAGACCTCGACATCGATCATTACGCGGAAAAGTCCCGTCGTTCCATCGTGGTCAATAACGGGCGCTAAATTGCTGAAAAGATACGTGACAGCAGGAAAATCGGGAAGATCGAACTGATCCTTCTGCTCGTCATAAGTCAGCAGATAATAAGTAACATTTGCATCCTGAACTGCTTCACTCAGTAACGCTTGTGTGGCTTCGTAAATATCCATTATTCCGCCTCACTTTGCAGATAGCTATCGATCACTTTTTCCATCGCACCCAGAATATCGCTCTGATTCTCAGTCATAGCAGGACGCAAATATGGGCGGGCGGGTAGTGTAACCTTTTTCGCTGCGTGGACTTTTCCCGTATCAGGATCGCGCCAGATCAGCAAACCTCGCGTATTAGACGGTAACGGTCGTATGGTGCCACCAAATTCCTGTATTCGCGCATACACCTTATGCACTACTACTTCAGCCTCACCACCGTTTTGGACGGTTCTGGAAGTCGTTTTTATAGAGTTAGCAAGACCACCGGTCTGATGACGACTGAACTTTCCAGATCTTGTTATGTTTATACGGGCATGATTTTGAACTTGCAATCCACCTGCATGAACGGCTTCCTTCGCTACTTGTCCACGCAGAAAAACAGAAATACGGGATAGCTTCGCCGTAAGTTTGTCAGCCCCTATCAGTTCGATTTTGGTATCACTCATAGCACTGTCCGCACTTTCAGATATGCACGGGATCCTGACGGACCATCATTCGGACATCTTTCCACCCTATATCGACGGGGCGGGACTTCTTCGCCAAATCGTTTCGTAATCACGATTTCATCATCAGGATTGACCACCGTTCCCAAGGGCAAACGCAGAACCGCGTCAATATCAGCAGTCTGCATATTTTCGCCAATACTCAGAGACACCGGAGACATTTTCAGCCCGCAAATGCTTTCCTGCCCTTCCTCGAAGATAAAGGAATACGTCCCGCGCTTGTCCTTGACTTTTTCCTTTACGCGATAAATTACACAGGTGTCCATCATATGATCATCCTGCGTTTGCCTCATCGCTTCCAGTTCATTCGGCGAGAACATTTCGCACCTTCGGTTCCGGCGGCCATTTTCGCAGCTCAATTGTTCCGCCTGATCTCTTTCCACCAAGAGCACTGTATCGATCTGCCATTTTCAGCCATTTTGCGGCAAGTTGCCCACGATGATACGTTCCACCATCAGCAGAAAAATCATATAGAGCATTCGCCGCGGCTGCCTTTTCCTGACAGATTTCAGCGGCTGCCCAATAGATCACCCCTTCAGCCTGTTCGATGTACTCGGTCAGCATTTCGTCGGTGTACGGACTATTCTCGGAAGTCTCGCAAACCAGACGACGGAGCCTTCGTATTTCGGTCTCAGTAACTTCAGACATTTACAGCCTCGCTTCGATACAATCTACAAAATAATCAGGACGGAACGGTTCGCCAATAAATCGAGCTTTCCAATCCTCAACAGCTTCGCTTCCGGTAATCGCAGTTTGGATCACCTCTGCGGGATCACCTTGCAGAATATCCAACGGAAACGCCAGATAATCCCGATAATCATCAAAATGCGCGGAAAAGGTAAAGCCTTCGTCACGGTTTCCGCTCCTGGGCGGGATGTCCTCACCCATCATTACGGTTGGCACCCCTAACGCAACAGACATATATGCAAAGGTTTGATGACTTACGACAAGATCAGCCTTTGTAATATCATCGGTGCTGCTATCAGTCTCGGCAGGCTTCCAGATCACACACGGATTCGCTTCCGCTATCTCTTCACCCAGCCCGTTATCGACAATATTCCGGCAATAGCGGACAGTCACGGTTGCCTCGTTTTTCTCCGCATAATCCACAATCCGCCTGTAGGCTTTTCGATTCAGGTCTTTATCGATCTCATTCAGATAACCATTGGCATTGGGATGGATCGGCGCGAAGGTTATTTTTTCTACGGTCGCTCTCGGCCAGAACATTTTGACAGGCGTCAAACTCCAACCAATTTCGACCACTTCACAGGGATAGCCGATTTTATCCATAAGATACACCCCGGCAGGCGCGGAAACGAACATCGTTCGGCAGTCTTTCCGGGGCGTCACAGAACCATCGTACTGGACCATAGGACGGGCGGCATGGGGATAAAGAAAATAAGGTTTTCCCTTCAGATCATCAATATCAGCCGCCCGCCAGTCAGCATCAAAAAGCCCGAAGCGTACATTCTGAGAGTTTATATATCGGCTCTCATACCAGCCACGAGAACGCAACGCATTATAGAATGCCTTTTCCTTATTCTGATGGTGGTGTAAACGAAACGTCTTCAGGCTTTTCATTGCTTCGGCCCTTAGTAACTGATGTCTCCGGATCCCTTCAGAACAGCGAAAGGATAGCGGACAGTCTTATCCGGCTGGATGCGATTGACCGGGTTCGGCATAGCGAAGCCAGCCCGCAGAACCAGACGCATCGCAACCATATCCTGCTGCATCAGGTTATAGATGATCTTGTTGTTCTGGGTCGGATCAGTAACAACGCCGGTATCAAAGACCTTGAAGGTCATATCCTTGCGGATAGAGTAGACGAGCTTGTCCCAATCCCCGGCGATATCCAGAACACCGGAGCCATTCAGAGCACCATTGCGGGAAAAGGTCATCGGGACACCATCCAGCATATAGCTGTTGGCGGTCTGCATCATCGGAGTAAAGATCGGCTGCCCGACCTCATCCCGAAGCCCGCGGAGCTTTCCACGCAGATTGATCGCGGCAACATGGCCATTTACGAAATAACCATCTTCCTCGACCATCGCGATCAGACCACTTTCCCCCATGATCAAATCGTAATAATCCGGGCTGGTTCCCGGGACATTCACGACATGGTTCCGACTAATAGCTTCCTTCACAATGGAATTCGGCCAAGTAGCCGGAGTGGTCGGAGCCACGAGAACAGTTTCATCGATCAGGGCGCCAACAGCTTCTGCAAGCATCGGTTTGACTTCTTCCCAGATCGGCGTACCGGAATCATCGATCACATTTTCAGGAATCGGAACGATAGCCGCAATTTCTTCAGCAGTCAGTGTGACGCCTGCCCATTCGGCTTTGGTCACACCCTTCATACCATTATCGCCGTTTACGAAGTACGCCATCGGGAGTGCGTCCTCGACGGTCATCTTCATTTCTTTGCGATCCATATCCCGCAGGCGGCGGGCATTCTGGAGCACGACGGATTGTTCCTTCGCACTCTTGATAATTTCAGCGACATATTCAGGCGGGATCATATTCCCGGTATCGCCACGATCGATCATATCATCGTAAGTCATGATTTCACCTCATCAATTTCGATGAAGCTGCTTTCTAATCAGGTTGTCCATATAGTTTTTGGACCCTGCGCCACCTTCATCGTTTGTGCCGTTTCCCGCATTTCCATTCGGATTTTTCTTTCCGAACAGTTCCGGAGCCTCGGCCTTAATCGCTTCAAAATCAGGAGAACCGTCACGTTTCCACAGATCAGGATCACCCTTTGCCAACTTGTAGGCGGCCTTCACGTTGTTACATCCCGCAGCAGACGCACCGTCTACAAAGGCACTATGTCGTTCGCTTTCGGTCAGCTTTTCCTGCATTTCAGTCAGCTGCTTCGCCAGATCACTGTCTTTGTCAGCCTTTGCCTGCAAGTCTTTCAGCTGCTTCGAAAGCCCTTTGGTATTATTCCGTTCCGAATTCAGGGCGTTCTGCAATCCCTGCGTACCTTCCTTGAATCGGTTTTTGACTTCATCGGACTGACCTTCCAACCACGCCTCGAACGTCACGTTGTCGGCTTCAGGCTTCGCGCCTTCAGTATTTTCGTCTGCCATTTTCTACCTCACAAACAGTTAATAAAAAAAGCCGATCAGAGAATCATTCTCCGACCGGCTATCTTTCACGCTCCTTGTCGAGTGAAGCTGTTTTGCTCCACTGAGACCATTATATCATAATTCGCGGTAAGTTGACGGGTGATTTCTACCGATTACCGGACCATTTACGGAATACTCGAATCTATCCAGCATATCGACAGTATATCCTTTTGGCATATTGTTATAAAAGTTCAGAAAACAGGAAATTTGGTGCTGCGTAAATCCTCTTTTCTGCGCCATATCCATAATTTCCCGTTTGTAATAAGTCTTTTCTTCAGCCATCAAAACACCTCGCCGCGCTTTACAGCTTTCATATAACCTCGATACCACTTATTCACATCGTGAACTATTGTTGGATAATCCTGCCACGGGTGCCCTTCATTAATGCACTGCCGATATAGTTCTTCTGCCTGTTCCTCAGTATACGGCCCGGGTCCCGGATATCCTTCTACCTGAAGGATCAGCACACGATTTTTCGGTGGGCGCTCATTTCTAAACGCCTTTTCTACAGTTTCGCTAAATATCTCAACATATTTTGTAATTAGATCACTGTCCATATAACCTCGTCATTTCATCGGTTACCATTTTTATTGCATCTCCAAAGACCTCAGTAAATCTGGATCCTGTTATCCATGCTTGACCGGAGTGAGCAGTAAATTCCTTCAGCACACGATTTGAATCAATTTTCCAATAGCTTTTGCCATGGCCGTAACCACCTGTAATTCTACCGTTGGTTATCGCTTCAAACATATCAGACACACTATGATATTCGTCATAATCTCTCAAAAGTTCATTTGTAATAGCCTTTTTTTGATCAGGAGAAATTCGACTGAAGTTTTTCAGAGCAGAAATTCCGGCATTTTTCAAAATGCCATTTGCCCAGGTCAAAGCATTTTCTTCGATTTTATCACGAAGACCCGGAATAGTGTGCACCGTGTCAGCATTGAAAAGATCAATCGCATGTGAAAGCTCATGAAATGTTGTACGAATTGCAGTTGTGAACCCGGCTTTTCTATCTTTACCAGCAGGACGATTTAAGCCAACGTAAACACCTTTTTCCCAAGGTGACACATGAGCAGTACCGTGATAATCAAAATCTGTTTTTTTGATAGTTGTCAGCCCATTTGCAAAGACCTTTGCTTGTACCTCAGTCAAACCGTCTACGGTACGTGTAAGCTCGTCAGGAGCTTTTGATATACCGACTGCATTTTTATACCAATCAGCATTTTTTATCGCCTGTATTGCCGCCTCACGCGTCGTAGGCGCACCGGTTGCAACCTGACCGGGAACAGTTGGAACAGGAACAGGGTTATTTGTAGGCACATAAATGCTTATAGGATCAATCCCAAACTGCGCAGCCAGATCAGCAACAGTAACCATAGCAGGACTGCCACCCCAGATCGGATTTTCTTTCATGTGCACCATTGCAGACAGAGGAACGTTGAACTTTTTCCAAAGGTTATATCGCCCGGATCCCATAATCGAGATCTGCTTTTCAGGTGTTTGCTTTTCAAACCATTGTCGGCCAGTCTCCCAAGTAGGAACCACCCCGCCCACGGTCTGGACAATCGTTGTACATTTCCCGTTTGGGTGATCATCACAGATCCCGTTTGGGCACTCTTCCCCGTCCATCATCAGGCAGGCGAAACAGGCTGTCGGTGGATAACACAAACGAATAACCTTTTCCACTACTCCAGAACGCGCGTATTGCTCCGCATTGGCCAGTCTGTAAGCTCGATTGATTTCAGTCCTTGCTATCCTCATAGCCCGGTCATAATCGCCGCCCATCGCGTCCAGCATATCAGAAACGACACCGTTTACACCTTTGCCCAAAGCCACACCGGAAACAAGGGCATTTGTAATATCAGCTGCAAGTTGTCCGTAATCAGTCTCCAAAAGAGTACGCAGGGGCGCACCATTTCCAGCAAACCCGGCCATAACTTCGGCAGCGTCCTTATATACCCTCGTCCATACAGAGGACGAAGGTTTCGACGCCTGGATAATCGCATTCGCAGCATCCAGCCCCAGATTATAATTTCGCTCCTGATAATCTTTTATCAGGTCTTCAACGGTCAGTTGATAATACGGTAACTCCCGCATTATCTGTTCCATCATAGACCTGTGCCGCTTCAGCGTATAGATATACTGCAAAGGAATCGGCTGCCCTGCAGCCACCATTTCCCGCACTTCATAAGCCAAAGCAGAAAAGTTAACAGAAACTTCATTTTCGATCTGTACCCAGATCGCGGCCATGCGCTTTAACGCTTCGTCCTCATTTCGGGCAAGCTGTTCGCGAAATTCTCTGGCGACTTTTACGACAGCAGATTCAGCCATTATATACGATCCTCAGACGCGGATTTGTCACGGGCTGCCTGAATATACAGCTCCGCAAGGTCTTTATGTCTCTGCTCAGATTCTTCGATTTCCTGCTCAATGGTCTCGATCTCCGCAGCAGTATAGCCAGCCAGACGCAAAGCAGATTTCAACGGTAAACCGGCGTCAACATAGTTCTTGATCACCTCAGTTTCGGTGAGCGGTAGATTCGATTCAGCTTCCCCCCACTGCGGCTGTACGTCAGCTTTCGCGACAGTCTGACCGGACACCATCAAAGCAAATACGGCAACTTCCTGCCATGTATTCCCGAATAATTCCCGCTTCTGCTCCACCTTTTTTACGAGCGGACTTTCCATCGTTATAAGAGCTTCCCCGGAGATAGCTGCACGGCTGCTCTCAAAGTAATACTTCGGTGTGTTCGTGATAATCGCTATAGAGGCGGCAATCTCATTGATCTGATTCGAATAGTTTTCCAGATTCGCAGCTGCCAAGGATCCGACTTGCGTATCCTGCTGCCCTTCCACACTTCCCGGCAAGTCCCAGATCTGATTCGGTGCGTTTTTCAGCTGCTGAATATCGGCATTGGAAATAACAAATCGAGCAGGAAACGCAGCAAATTCAGCAGTAACCAACATATCGCACAGCAGTTTATTAACTGCGTCCTGCAATTCGGTTACGCTCTTCAGATCACTTTTTATCGTCCTCAAAGCATTGCGGAAATGAAAAACAGGGATCACTCCATACGGATTTGTCTCGGTCACATCCAGTTGAAAGGCACGAAAGCCACCTGTTCGATCATCAATCTCGATCATCTTCCGCCCACGTGCGAAGTATTTTTCCAGACGATCAGGATAATATAAAACCATGTGACACCCGTCGTCAGCGTCCCACCATTTGGCGGCAAAGGTCTTTTGTCTCGGATGGTCATCATCATAAAAGACAGCACATCGTCGAGGATCATTGTAATAGAACTCCAATGGCTGCCCATCATCCTGCCAGCCAATCAGAAAAGATTCGCCACAGATCAGCGCGGATTCGTGCACCTCGGTTGCTTCCAACGCCAGCCCAGAGGACGCCCAAAGATCAGACAGCAGATTATTTACGCCTTCGTTGGCTGCGGTCCATCCGTACAGCTCCATGCGATCCATTACGGCATTGATCACCACCGCGCACCAATTCTGCCGAAACTTCACTAACTTCTGCTCGAATACATCTTCCAGACGCTTTGTGGAGTAGCGCAGCGGCTGGTCTCCATCGTAATAATTGAAGTACATAGTATATTTATCAGAGACAGCCTTAAACCGCTCAAATGCTTTCTGAATATCGTTCATCTATCCTCCGTAACTTCTCGCCTTTTTTGTAACTTCCGTGACAAGATCAGAATAACCGCCTGTTGCGGCATCCATCATATCGTCATGATCAGCGGGCTGTGAGTGCATGTGATTAAGCCACATCTCCACCCATTCGCCACGCACAACAGACACGAATCCATGTTCAGCCTGTGCCGCCAATGGACGCGCTCTTTCCAGCTTACTGCCAGTTGACCTTATACCTCGGGCATCAGCCCACGGAACAAGAGACGCAAATAATCGCGCTTCCCTTGTTGAAGCTGACCCCGGTTCGATCTCCCAGCGGACCTTAAGTCGAAATCCAAACTGAGCCAAATAATCCCGCCAGTATTCACAACGGGATTGGAACAGATCATAAACGGCTGCCGGAGCGACACGCTTCTGCCCGCCTTCCAGAATAATGACCTCGCCTGTTTTAGCATCTCTGCCCATCACGCACCATGCCGTAAAATCCGGATCCTCATTCGTAACGCTCTTTTCAGTCGCGGCAAAATCCCAGCGAATAACAAAACTCCAGCTTTTATTTTTGTCCCATGTAGGCAAGACACCGAACCATTTACGATTAAACACGTTTCCAGCTTCCGGCTTGATCTTCCAGTTACCGCCCCGTTCAGCATCTCCGAGAAGTCTTTCCCGCTCCACAAGAGACTGTCCCATAAGGTTTGCCAGATAACCGGGATCAGCTTCGAGCAAGATCTTGTTATCGTAAATCGTAGCAGGAATAAATGTGCAGGATCGCGGGATCAGTTTCGGGAACTGTGCCTGAAGTTCATCGGCTGTATCTGCCCATACATAGGAATCATTCACGACAACGAAATAACGAATCTTTCCCGCTCTATCCAAATCAGCATATCCGTCATCGGCGATCCACCATGAAAGAAAATCGGCCAACCATCCCGGCTCCGGATTGCAGGTTGCCCGGATATAAGGCTTTACTCCGCAAACAGATCTGTTTCGGCTTGCCATATACAGGAACTGATATTGTGTGAACATCTCCAACTGGTCAAAGAGAATTGCCGGGATCTGAGCAGATTTCCAGCTCATCACGTCCATTTCATACTGAAGCCCAGCAAAAGTTATTTTCGATCCTGAAGGAAATTTCCACTGCAAGCTGGAAGTATTCGGCACAGCACCAAAGAGCGGATATAATTTCATGGATTCGTCCCACGGTCCACCCTGCCGCTTATGTTCCGGCAAGGTTCGGCGAAAGAGTACAGAACCAAAACCGGAATTACGATAGTGCTTGAGGAAGTCGTATATCAGCGCCCACGTCTTGCCACCGCCCGCAGAACCGCCATATATACAAACATCAGCAGGGGACGAAAGAAACGCCTCTTGCTTCGGTTGTGGACGAATTTCAATCGTTGCCATTTTCCCGCCCATCATCAGGAACGTAAGCAATCACCTGATTGCCTTCGGTTACGGTCGTTTCAGTTTTCTGCTCGATTTTATCAGATTGACCAAGCCACTGTTTCCCCAGCCAGATTAACATGGTAACGTTTCCCTTCTTTGCTGCTTTCCACTGTTCACGGCGTAAACTCGTTTTTCCACCCGCGGAAGCTTTTTTATAGACGTTCCCAAAACTGTCGTTATATTCCCGTTTGCACCATCGCATGACGGTCTTTTCGTTAACCCGAAAAAAGCCCGCGATATCTTCAAGCGTACACTGCATGAAGCACAGGTTTTCAAACTGCGTTCTGTCCAGATTAATTCGAGGACGTCCGCCGGGATGAGCCATCATTCCACCTTCCGATATTTTTCACTCAGGATTTTCGGACAGTAATGGTTATAATCGATCAGGTGATGGATTCGATAATGATTAGAACCCATAGCAGAAATTTTTACAGCCTGAGGCGCAAACATTACCGAATAAAAAGATTTCACATATGTTCCGACCTCTAAATAACTTTCGGTCAAACCACCGGCCTGTTTCTGTGTTTGAGCCTGATTAATCATAGCTTTCGTGAACGTAAAAAACAGATCACCTCGATTGCCATTCACAACGTAGGAAGTGGTATCTTCGTTGATTCGACCATAGAACTTAAACGGGCGGTCAGTTCTGCAAAAAAACGTGTTCATAGCTTTACGGACAAGACCAGCATGAAAGCGAGAATTACCAACACCGCCGATAAAATCCCCACCTTGCGCAAGCGTAACAGTTTTTGCACCGGAAATGTCCAGAAAATCCAACATGGCTTCGAACAATGCATCCAGATCCTGAAACTGCTTATGTAATAATTTCTTTCCACCGGGAAAACGATATTGGAAGTCATTATAATCGTCGTCCAACTCCAGAAAATACAAAAGACCAAGATCAGCAGCGATCTTATGGCAGGTATTTCTGGCAAAAAGGACGATATTTCTTTTCTCGATCAGATCAGCAGTATCGCAGTATTCTACAGCGGCCAGCTTATCAAACAAAATGACATGATCCTCCCCGAAATTCCGATAATACAGATCAGCCTGTTTGTCTTCGTTATCAATAACGATGAACCATTTTCCAGAATAACCCAACATATCAAGAGTTTTCTTCGTGATAACATTATCCGCCCTGCCATGGCTCAGGATGAAAACAGCAAAATTGTCACGCATCATCTTCCACCCCGACGATCTCTTTTATTCTCTTCGTAAGATTTACGTAACCATCTCGTATCGCGTCGTCAAAGTCAATAATTACGAGCGCACTATTTTCCATTAGACGCTGAACTTTCGCGTCGCTATGTGCGTAGAAATTAGCGATTTTGGAATAGTTGAAAGCAAGGTGCCTGGTTGCCGCTTCTTTCAGAAATTCTTTATCTCGATCAGAAATATCCGCAGCATTGATTTCTTGAATCAGCTCATTATATTTTTCGTGATCGCATAGCTCAGAATAATCGGGTTTTTCTCCCTTTGGTTCATACTGCGGAATATCGACTTTTGCAGTATAGGTCTTGTCTGGACCTTCTTCGATATCCTCATTGAAAAAACCAAAATCTGCCATATCAAACAGATTCGGATCAATGTCGTTCATTTCCATTTCGAGCAGATCAAAATCCCAATCGGACATTTCAGCCAACTTATTATCGGCCAGCCTGTAAGCCTGAACTTGCTCCGGTGTCAGATCATCGGCCAGAACACATGGAACAGTCTCCATGCCTAAAGTTTTTGCTTCCTTCCATCTGGTATGTCCGGCAACAATCTCATAATTCTCGTCAATAACAATCGGCTGTTTCCATCCAAATGTACGTAAACTGTTCGCTACATATTCAACGGCCTTATCATTTTTCCGAGGATTGTGCTTATATGGTTTTATCGCTTTGATCGGCAGATCAATAACGTTCATCATTCCTCCGCATTATCCAGTATCTGCGTCCGTCCATCGTGAACAGCCACAAAGTATTTTCTCGGCTCTTCATAGACCTCGCAATACGTAAGATCAGGAAAACCGGGGCGCTTTTCAGTTTTTCCGGTAAAATGGAGCTTCGTTCCCTTCTGAAAACCGTAATACCTCATTGCCCAATTAGAATTGAAAACCCTCGCGCCATCTGGACAGACTACTTCGACCAGATCACCCAGATCGGCAGGCTCTTTTAATTTGCGAAGTTCTTGCGAAGTTCTTGCGAAGTTTTGCGAAGTTCCCACGGTATCATCAACGCTCATCATCATCAACGACATAGGATCAAAGTATGACTGATAATTATTCCAGATTCTCCGGGCTTCAAAATGAAGATGTGGCCCAGTCGCATAACCTGTACTGCCGGAAACTCCAATCACATCGCCTTGTTTCACTCGCTGTGAAACTCTCACACACGGCCCCTGTAAATGAGCATACAACGTAGAAATATCAGCAGTATGCTGCAAGATCACACAATACCCATATCCGGTCGGCTCCCAACCAGCAAACATAACCGTACCGTCAGCACTGGCCAGAATTTTCGTACCTACAGGACACGCATAATCAATCCCGGTATGTGGCTTAGCGTTTTTTGTCACACCTGGAATAATTTCACCGTATTTTTGAGTTATCTTATAATCTCCAAGAAAAGGCTGTCTAAAATTCATCTCTTCAGCTCCTATGAAAACTGGGACGGATGGAGTCGGACCATCATCTCCGGTGTTGGAGACCGGCATTCTGCCATTGAACCACATCCCAATAAAAAAGCAGTCAGTTATTTTTCGAGGCTCGATCAACGATCCACTCATTCACATCGGTCCTGTAGTTCGTGATATCCTCGAGACATTGTTCCAGACCGCCGTTATGCTTCCCGGTCTGCATTTGATAGACAACTTCATACTGGCAGTCCGATATGGTTTTCAGACCGCGCATAATCATTTTGTCTTTCAGATCCTGCTGCTTTTTTCTCTCATCATATTCCCGCTCTCTTCGATCATCTCTGCGAACCAGATCCCGATCCCGTTCATCCATTTTCTTTTGGAAGTACCAAAGACAAAACGGAATGATTGCGACCTTCACGATATCCCAGAGGATCGGCCATATCGTAGACATTAGAAATTGTCCGGGTCAGTGGGATTGTTCAGGATCCCGAAGGCCGTCAGGATCACACCGATCGCGTCTACAACTCGTTTGAACACAGTTTCGGAAATTCCCCACTGCTCCGGCAGTCCAAACGCAGACAGGATCACCCACACAGCACCCAGAACAGACAGCCACACCGCCCACGACTTCCATCTCGGCTGAACAGCCTGCACTTTCAGCTCTCCGGATTCGATACCATTGATCAACTCGGTTTTATCAGATTCAGACATAATGCACCTCGCTTATTTGGAATAAAAATAGCGCACCGGATCAAATCCGACGCGCTATTCTTTCAGAGTCCTTCGTCAATATAATTTTATCATGATTCAGAATTTTTTTACATCTTCCTTCAACCGATATTTATCCGGTAAAACGTTATACTGCACGGCGACATGCTTCGGATCACCATCCACAAAATCGATCGTTATTTTTCCATACTTCGAGCAGGATAAAAGAATGATTTTCCATGCTTTTCGGATATGCTCCAATAATTCCGCTTTGTTCATCGTCACTCCCCTAACCATTTCAAGACAAACACAAGGACTGCCACAAGTACCGCTGCCCAGATCATTAAGAGAAACAGATCAGCCAACAGCCAGAACAGCACTCCGGCAAAATTACGACAGTATTCTATAAATTCGATCATTTTCACCTCACAAAAAAACTGCGGCGGGACGGAGAACTATCCACTTTGAGCCCTTCGGTCTTATCTCGTAACCCCCTGTCTATGAGACCGCAGTTATAAACTTAGGTAATTTTCAAGTATTTCGATTGCTTCCTCGGCTCCATCTGCCCGAACGGCCTTATATCCCTGCGCCCGCATATCTTCCAACCATTCTTTTTGTGGTTTGCTCAGCTTCCCGCCCTTCTGTCTTTTCATCTCGATCCAGATACCGTGATACCCTTTACAGGCAACCGGCAAAAACAGATCACTAACTCCGGGATGTACTCCCAGACGTTTGAAGCGGACAGCTTCGGACTTCGATCTCAAGCCGCCATTCGGAATATGAATAAGCAATCGCAGACAGGGACACCGCCCGACCATAAGATCCCGCCACTGAATTACGGTCATCTGCTCACGATCTTCAGTCGGGATCAGTCTCATTTTTTCACCCAATCCCCGATATGCACGGAATTCATAAAAGTTTTCACTGACATACCACATGTCTGTTTTTCCATCATTTTCAACGCTAATTATCCATTTTCCCGGGCTATAACTATACTGACCATCACTGAACCGCATCCCGCTTCCTGGGAAATAGTTCTTATCAATAACAGTTCCTTCCGGCAGACTTTGGCAATCTAAAATCCCGATAATAAAGGCAACAATCAGGAACAACACAAAAATCACTATGAAACAAAGAAAAATATTTTCTCCATAATCAGCGATCCAATTCATAAATTTCTTCATGCTTTCTGCTCCATCTTTGCACATTCTGCAGTAAAGGCTTCATCATATCGGCTCGGTCTCTTTCCGTATGGTTCAGCAGCGGCCTTATCGAGCTTTTCCAGAACCATCTGCACCACACGGGCACCTACCGGGATCCTGACAATATGCGGACCTTCGTTCTTCAGCTCTAATGTGAGCCGCCCGGAAAAACCAGCATCCACAACACCGGCCATCATGTGATTAATAAACATTCTTCCGAGTGTGGATTTTGTATAGATTTGGCCGCAAATATTTTCCGGCATAGAGATAAATTCTCGTGTGCAAGCAAGGATCACCGCGCCCGGTTCCAGCAGAATAAAACCGCTTTTTGCTTCGGATTTCTTCCAGCAGTCCGCAGCATACTTTTCCGCTTCCTTCTGGTGACGAAAACCATATACCCACTGTTGAGCACTTTTCACAGGTCTTTTGTACGTGCTGCCAATAGTCAGATCAATGCTGTTCGGATTGATCTGCTTTTGCAGATCTTCAATAGAAACATTTTCAGAACTTCCAAGATCAACCAGATTGCACAGAATTGTTTTGATGGTTTTATCACTCAGGATCATTTTCGCCCTCGTTATTATCGTCATCGAACGTATCATAAGCGCTGTTATACAGCTCAACACCAACGATAATATGATCTCTTTCCTCTGGCTCTTCAGCAGAGTATTGAACAAAACCGCCGCCACAGCGCAAGCCTCGTTTTTCCTTCTTCGCCTGTTCGATAATGGAGTTGAGAAGATCTCCCTTCCAGTTCCATTTTTCAGGTTCGCTTAACCACAGGTCTGCGATTTCTTCATACTTTGCCAGACGAGCTTCCGGCTCTTCTATTTCCTTTGCTCTCATAAGCAAAAACCGTAGATAATCCTCGGTATTTGCACCAACACCGCCATAAGCGACAAACAATTTTTCGAGCTTATTCTCGAGTGTTCCTTCAGGATTCATAATTGTCATTTATTCACCTCACATTTTTTGAACAGCCTCGGCTGTTTTGTCCTGGTCTCTGCATGATGTTCCGCGTCATATCTCAGATGACACGGAGCGCATAATGCTTTCAGATTCTCCGGGCGACAGTCCATTGGCTCATGATTCAGATGGGCTACCGTCAACACATTTCGAAAAGTCTCCAACGGTTCACCGGGTTTCCGACACTGTTTTCCGCATTCTTCACACTTCCAGCCGACGGATTCTTTTTTCGCATACGCGATCTCGTTCCAATTCTTCGGATATAGTTCACGCTTCATTGGCATTGGTGCGCTCCTTCAGATAGGCGTTCCAGATTTTCCCTTGTGCGTCTTTCGTAAAATGAAAAGCACCATGACAATACATCAAATTTTCACGATCTTTCGATCCTATTTCCCGGATCACATACCACCGGGCAGAACTCTTATGACCTTCTGGATAGCACTCGATCCATACAGGTTTGCCAACCATCTTTTGCAGTTCACACCATGCCAGCGGTGGATTTTTCTCTGTATTTTCCAGATAGTATTCGACCAGATAATGGTGAGCATCCATAAGCAAGGTGAACGGATCATATGGAGCAGTTCCGCTCAAAGCCATTTGCGCAATAGCTTGAGTTACTTCAGTCAGGCTTTTCGTAGGTGTCATTTCTTCCATCCTTCCAGATACCCCGCCCACAAGGGGCGGGGATCAAAGATTCGCATTCGCTCAGATTTTGAAAGCCGGGCGAACCCCAGACGAGCCGGAAGCGAAGTTGGAGGACGAAAAGCCGGTGGCGGCGACAACGGCAAAGCTGCTCGCGTTGACGACATCCCGGAGCCACGTCCATTCCAGCACCCCTGTTCTGCTGCCCTGATACGCAATACGATTTCGTCTATCCTTCATCGGTTCCCATTGATCACAATCTTCAGGATCATCAGAATAGACATTTTCTCCGAACATTTCTTTTTCGGATGGGATTTTCAGCAGATCACCATTCGCAAACGGGATCATCTTTTCTCGAAGATCATCAGGGAAAAGATCAAGAATTTCGCTGTTCAGAACTTTCCGCAAGTATGATTTTTCATATCCGCCCTCGGTCGTATTTCTTTTATTCATCGGATATTCTTTTTCGAGACAATCCACAAAGCAGAAAACCATACCATCGGCCTGTTTTTCAACGGCCATAGCTTCCGCATTTTCGCCATTTTTCAATGAAAAACGGATCACGTCACCGACCTGAATTTCTTCGGTCTCTACTTCAACATTACGATAAACTTTCATTATTCCAGCTCCTTTTTTTATATTTCGACACCGGATCCCCACCGGCTTTCGACTTTGTAATGGTCTTCCGAACCTTCAACGATAAACTTGACAATAGTCAGGATCAGTGCCGCAGCTTCGATCTTTTTCATTCCGCGCTTTTGCAGCTCATAAAACAAAGCTGCGGTAAGATTCCCGAAACCGGTCATCATATCGAGCTCGATATCTTCGCTCATTCCGTGAAAACTCATACAGCCATGACCTTTTCCGTCATTTACTTCGCCCAGCAGATAGCACCCAGCATCGCTGGCCAGATCAGCGATCTGCATAGCCAGTTTTTCGACCTGGCTTTTCTCTTCTTCCATAAGATCATCAAAATTACTCATCGATACTCCACAAGATAAAATTTGAATCCGGGTCCCGGATGTTTTTCGTCCTGCTCCCAAGCTCTTTTGCTTGAAACGGTCGCAATAATCATCGTGTCGCCCTTCCTGAAAGAAACCTGATCTCGATTGACAGGAATATGGATTCGCCACCGTCTTTCGAGATGTTTCACAGTATCAACATGCCCGAAAAAGCTCTTGTAGGCTTTTCCCTTCAGCATTCGGCATGCTTCGTCAGAGGATATTCGCCTGAAACGGATATCCTCCCATTCGCCACAATTCAGCTTCGGTAACATGTGAACCGAAAATGAATTGGTCAAATACAACATGGCTCTGGCTCCATTGTCACGAGGGCGGCGGGCTTGCAAGCGTCTCTCTCCCAGTCTTCCAACCCGTCAAAACTCCAATAATCACAGGCAGCGTGATTTTCTTCCATCGGGATCCAGATTTCTATCCCGTTCAGTAACAGAGCGTTACCGTAACAAAATCCATTGCTGTGACAGTACCATGCACACGTTCGGCATTTTTTACCATCGCTCATTTATTCCTATCCTTTCCGCTATTCGATTCGCGGCGGCTCTGATATCGTCCTCAGTCCACGAATCGTTTTTCTCCGTCTGGACCTTTTTCGCGACCTCACGAAATTGATCAACTTTTTTCTGTTTTTTAGTTTCGTTCATTTCGGTCCGCTTCTTTCAGCCATTCCATACGAAGATCACTTTCATGCTTTTGCTTCGCCTCGATCATCTTCAGTTCGCTTTCCGTTGGATTCGCAAATTTTTCAGCACGGGCGATATAGTCAGGATTGACCTCGATCCCGAATCGCGCTCGATAATCCTTTCCTTTCTGCTCCATATCAGCCATTATTTCGTCGTAGGTCTTTTCCTTCACAGGCTCCGGCAGCGCTTCCAGTTCAGGCGCACCGATCCGCCAGCTCTCAGCCCTTTGCAATCCAGCAGGCAGCGCAAAATATTTCGCTTCTCGTTTGGCCAGGATCGTATAACTCTCGCGGATCGCGCTCATGACCACGGTCTGAAAAGATTCGTCGCTTAGCCTATACCAACTAACCATCTGTCCAGAACTCCCCGCTATGCGCCGCAGAATAGGCGGCAGAGCATTGAAAGCTTCGGCGGCCCCGGCTTTATCACAGGATTTTTTCACAGCTTCCGAAAGTACATGAAAAGCCTCGATCGCTGTCGGCTGATCTTCCAGCCTGCATTCGGCCATCTGCTGTTTTATATCCGCAACGGTCGGGGCGAACTTCAGCGTACAGATACAGATCGTGACGGCTCTCGCCACATCTTCCGCCTGGTCATTTTGGAAAAGCGGATACCATAAATCGATCATCATTTCGCCGTCCCTTCCAGCAGAAAAGGTTGGCCAGAATTGCCCGATACGAATCATGATTTTCTTAAAATCATCTCTTGTCATAGCTCAATATCCCAAGTCGGTGCATATTCCTCGGCACCCATATCAGCCAAGGTTTTTACTTTCGGCTGCTGACCCTGCGCCTGTTCCTGTTTTTCCTTCTGGTCTCTGCGATACCAGCGTAATACGGTCAGATAATGATCGGTGTACTTCTTCGCATTTTTCGTATCCCCGATATATAAGCTCAGATCATCGATATACTTTGCTGCCAAAACTCCACCCAGCTCGTGATTAAGATCTCGTATTTCGTCTTCAGACAACAAAACATTTTTGAGCTTTCCCATCGGCATTAGCTCGCCACGTTTTCTATGTTCGGTTTTCGGCTTTTTTGTGGAAACAGGGGCGGGAGCGGGAGCTTCAATCGCGCCAGCGATTGTTAACTCTCTCTCTTCCTCTCTCTCTTCCTCTTCAGTCTTATCTTCAGTCTGAATTGTCTTATTCTTAATCTTATTCTTTTCTACGTCCTTATTTTCAGTCTTACATTCAGAATCATAGTATCCTGAATTTTCTTTATTTTCAGTCTGAAATTCAGTCTTATTGTCAGTCTTACATTCAGACTGAAATTCAGTCTTACGCATTTTGTTCTTCTCGTAGTATGCACGATTACTTTCAGACTTAGTTTGTTCTGACTTCTGTCTCTCTGAAAAATGCGTGATTACATAATACTTTTTTTCAGGTTGTCCCAACATAGCTGACAGTGGGTCAGTCTGAATCGAAATGATATTCAGTCTTACAAGATCATCGATCGCCTTCTGAACATCCTTTTTCGATATCCGTAATATCCATGCGATATCGTCAAGTTCAGGCAGTTTTCCGGCTCGATCTTCTTTTCCAGCAATCAAAAAGAACTCGATTGTCCTACGAAACAGCTTATCGGACATCATGCCCATTTTGGGATCTGAAAGTATTTCGTGATAAAGTTTTATCCAGCTATTCGCCATGCGATCACCTCAAAAAAAGGGCGGGCGCGGCACCGCCCTGTTGGTTAGAAATCAAGATTTTCAATACACTGTAAGGAGAATGGTGTATAAAAGACATACAGCCGCGCATTGTCTTTTCTCACTTTTTCACAGGTCTGAAGCTCACGGTTGGCTCTCCAACCTTACGGGCTGCAAGCACTTCAGGATGTGCAACTGCATAACCTTCAAGCAGTTTTCCGTCCCACGAAACGCGCCCTTTCACCAAGATCGCGGACATTTTTTCGGTGGAAACTGTCTCGCCTTTTTTCAAAATTTCCGACTTAATTTCAGCTTCAAGATCAGAAATTTTCTGCTTCAGATCAGAATTTTCAGCTTCGAATTTCGCTTTCAAAAGCTCATATTCAGCACGCAGATCAGCAAATTCGTTGATTTTTTCGGTAAGATTTTCCATTCTTGCACCTCTTAATCAGTCACGATTTCTGATTTGCGATGGATCAGAATTGCACAGATCGCGGATATTTTGAGATTGATTCCGTCCTTCTGGTCTTGAGAAATAGCCGGATCTTTGAGCATTTTCCAAAGCCCAATGTTATGACTTCTCAGCTCTTCCGTTGACATTTCGTCATAGTACTGTCCGGTTGTCTGCGAAAGATAGTCCTGTGCAGTCTCGTACTGCATATCCATAACTGACGGTGGACGCTGAAAACTGCGAAGATATTCAACCTCGTCAAACGGCTTATTTTGGGTTTGTACGGGCTTTTGTTGGGCGGGAGCAGAATTATATGTCTTCGCTCCATTAGTAGCCGCCTGACTCCGCTGTGACTGCGATACCTGGGTGAACTCACCTTCTACCATATCAGGAACAGGCGTAGGATCAGGAGCGTAACTGCCTCTGCTCATATCTTCCACGTCCTGCGTGTAATACTCAGACAGATTGCAAGCGATCAGGATCGCGCCAACGTATGCCCTTTTCTGAGCCATCTTTTGGAACGTGTTCACCTGTTCAGCGGTATCGAAGTTTCTTACTTCCTCGGTCTTTTGCGCCTGTGAAGTAATAACAGGATCATTGTCAGCAAATTTCTGACCGCAGCCACCCTTCTTGTTATAGCAAAGCCAGCCCCCGCCATATTCTTTTTTGCCCTTGATAATGGTATTGACCTTTCCACAAACCGGGCAGCGAATTTCTGCGCTAACTTTGCGATAGCGATATTTCTTTTCCCAGCTATTGCAGCTGGCGTCACAGGATGAAACAAATTCACCACCGCGATATAATTCGCATTTATATTCAAAGTAGAAAAACGGTTCGTTGTCGGGATTTCCTTCACCGGTCCAGTTCATGATCTTATCCACGACCTTGAACTTAGGTGTCAGTCCGAACAGGCTTCCCAGCTTTTCCGCACCGGGCTTGAACAGGGACGGTTTTGCCACTCCTGGAACGGTTCCATAATCAACATCTTTTGTCAGGCAGGATGCGGTGTACTGCCGCACCTGCTCAAACTTCGCTTTCGCATCATCAACACCCACAACCGGGCTGATATACAGATTTTGGTTGGCGCTTATTGCCAGTTCTGTACTTTCCATGATATAATCTCCTTGCTTATAAGTTTGCTCTTACGAGCTGAGCGGTATTTTGTTTGGCGACGGATACCGCTTTTTGTTTTTCAGCCATCAGATATGGCCACAACTCCCGGATTGCTTTTTCTTCACAATCCATCGTCCTGAAAAGACGATAAAACCAAGCCAGCTTGCCCCTGAGGATGAAGTGCACTCCATCAATCGTTACGGGCTCGATATCTGGATCAGTCAGCTGAATCTTCACGTTGTATTCCATTACAGACCTCTTTCAATCAGGAAGAGCGCTGCAATGATGATCGGTGTCATGAACAGGATCAGAAAACCGATATCGTTGCTTTCCTTTTCCTTTTTTTCTTTGTGATAGCTCAGATCAATCATTTTTACTCGCTTTTCTCAAACATTCCTGCTTGGCGTTCCAGTCATCGTAGGCTTCCAACTTCCGGGTGCTTCTGCCTGTTCTGGCTCCACATTCACAGATCACTTCGTAATAGTTGATCATTTTTCCCCGGTATGTCAGTCTCCCGGAAGGAACCGTCACACACTGCGGAACTGCTCCACATCTTTCGCATTTATCAAGTTTTTTCATCAGATACCAACCACGATTGTCTTTGGATCAAAAGCCATATCGATACGATGACCTTCCATATTCTCGTATACGAGCTTCCAGTCGATCGTTGCTTCCGGCGGATCAGGCAGCGCAAAGATTTCGAGATCATAGCCATATGTGGACAGCTCTTTGCGTACCTGGTCAATCGGGAAAACAGATCCCGGACGATAAAACATTACTTCCTGCGTCTCCCCGGTTCTCAGATCCCGAATCGTCAGTTTCGCGGAAGAGACACGGATTTTGCATTCCTTCGCGAATTTCTCCAGATTGAACATTTTCTTTTCTCCCTTCTTTACCATCCATACACCCCTTGAAAAGTATCTTCGCCGCGGTGCATGAAGTCTTGCCACTCATTTTCTGCTTCCTGGATCGTGATTTCACCACGATCCAGCTTTTCCTGCAGTTCAGCTTCCAGCTGCTGCCGTGTCAGATTCCGCATCGTCTTCCGATACCAGATCCTGTCCAGCGTCCTCTGAACTTCGTCCATCTTCGTCCTCCGTAAGATCATTCACAGCCAGTGTGACCAGATCGCCCGCAATCTCAGCAGGATCATCGGCTGCCTGCTCTTCCGGTGCTTCCTCAGTCGTTTCTTCAGCAGATGAATACGCTTCAACAGCTTCGACCACATCAAACAAAGTCGGTTCTTTCATCCGCTGCGCATTGTAGAGCGGTTCCAGAATATCCAGTAAAGCCTGTCCGACTTCCTTATTCCCGGCACAGCGCACGATATTTGCATATCCAGCAGACTTGTGAGCCGGGCACGCGTGACAGCTGCCAACAAAATAACAGCAGTTCACAATTTGAATACATTCCTCGACGGTATATCCGTTCTTACTCATTGATCACCTCTTTCGGATCCTTCAAAATTTCATCGAC